TTACAAACAAGAGTAAAATCTTCATCTACATCTAGCATGGAGAAAAAATCTTTTGGACAATTATTTAGCGAAGGGTTAGAGGCTAACTTTGATGAGATTCAAAACGTAAAGAAGGGTAAGCCATTCAGAATGGAATTGAAGGCAGTTGCTAACATGACTTTGTCAAATAACTTGACTGGTGATGGTGTTGCATCTTATGCAGCTACACAAGCTTTATTACCATCTCAAAAAATCAACTTTAGAGATTTAATGCCAACTGCAATTAGTCCAACTGGTTTATACGTACAATATCGTGAGACTGGTGGTGAGGGTGCAATCGCAGTTCAGACTGAAGGAGCATCTAAAGGCCAAGTTGATTACGATTTATCAGAAATCAAGATTGTAGAAGATTATATCGCAGGTTTTGCGCGTTTCTCAAAGCAAATGGCTAAGCAATTACCATTCATGCAAACAACTTTACCAAGATTGTTGTTGAGAGATTTCTACAAGGTTGAGAATGCTACATTCTTTTCTACAGTTAGTGCTGCTGCAACTGGTTCAACTGCATCTGCTGAGACTGATGATGTTAAATTCATCGTTGATGCTATTGCTGCTCAAATGCAAGCTAACTACAATGCATCTTATGCATTAGTAAGCCACACGCAATTAGCACGTTTAAATAAGCTTTTGTATGTTAATGGTTACTATCAAGGATCAGGTGGTATTTTATCTTCAAGCAACGGAAACATTGCAATCAGTGGAACACCAATCTTACCTGCATCTTGGGTAACTGATGACAAAATCTTAATCATCGATAGAGATTATCTTGAGCGTGTTGAGACTGAAGCTATCACTGTTGAATTCTCAATGGAAGATGCTGACAACTTCACTAAAAATTTAATCACTGCACGTATTGAGTGTCTTGAAGATGTTAACTTAATGATGCCTGCATCTGCATTATATGCTGATTTAGGTAACGTATAGTAAATAGGTTTGTTTGTTTGATGATGAATATAAAGGCCCTGCCCTACGGGGTGGGGCTTTTTAAAATTAGTAAATCATGGTAGAATACAATAGTGTATTAGATGTACAATTTCAAGATGGGGTAATAACGGAGCCAGTTACTTTAACTGAGGCTAAGAATTTTTGTAAGATTGACATAAGTACTGATGATGATTTGATTAATATTTTGATAAATGCTGCAAGACAAATGTGTGAAGCTTACACTGGTGTAGGATTTGTGGAGCATGATATTGTAGCAGTATTGAACAATAGCAACGGTGATATTTACATTCCTTATGGTCCAATGATAGCCATTAATAGCGTTGAGGATGACAACGGCAGAGTATTGGTATTAGATTTAGATTATACTTTAGGTGGCAATGAGTTTAAGCGTTTAAGAACACCACATAGCAACAACATCACCATTGATTACACAACAGGTTACACAACATTACCGGAAGCGTTAAAGACGGCATTACTTAACCAGGTGTATTATTTGTATGACAATAGATCAGTTGGAACAGATGAAATAAGTCCAATAGCTAAGATAATTTTAAACCTTTACAAGCGTGTATAAATTAAATCGTAGAGTTACTATTAACAGATACACAACGAGCTTAAATGAGTTCGGAGGTTTAGTTAGTGTGCTTACTGGTAGTTGGTCAAAGTGGGCAGATGCGGAACAAAGAGACGGCTCAACGGCAAAAAGTTATGATCAGAACCAATGGACCTATGACCAAAACTTTGTGTTAAGGTATGAGCGTGAAAGACCAACGAGAAGTAATGATGTGATAGAGTATGAGTCACAATTTTACAAGATTAATTCAATACAGATAAGAACGGAAGGAGCGAAGTCTTTTGAATACATAAAGGCTACTAAGTTAGATGAATCAATTAATTCAGATGCACCAATGGACACAGGAAACATAAAAGTATATAATTACATAGCTGAGGGTGGTGAGTATCAATTTACTTACAATGGATTGGTTGGCAAAAATGTATTTGGTGCGTTTAAGGATGGGATCCAATACCTTGTAATTACTGCAGGTAGTCCAACAGGTAAAGAAGTGTTTTATAACAGTGCTACAGGTGAGTTTACATGGGGTGCTTATTTTGAAGCTAATGAAGTTGCAACAATACTATACTACTAATGGAGTTACAAATAAAGGGCATAGATGCATTGATAAAAAAGATGGATAAGTTGGCTAAAGATGTACAATTAGATGTACAGGCTGAGCTAAACGATTGGGCAGATACGACATCACAAAATGCGATTAGTTTAGTTAGTGCAAATAGTAGTGATGAGGGTTTATTAAAGAATTCAATTAAGGCATATTATGGCAATGGTTCAGCAAGTGTAAGAGTAGCTGCAAAGTACGGTGCATATGTTGAATTTGGTACTAGAAAATATGCAGCAGCTTATGTTGGTAGTTTGCCTGCAGATTGGCAAACATATGCAGGAACATTTAAAGGTAGTGCTGGTGGCACATTTGAGCAATTTGTAGAATCACTTATGGCATGGGGTACTAGAACCGGTAAAATGGATCCTAAATATGCTTATGTAACAGCATTAAAAATATTGAGAGAAGGTGTAAAAGCAAGACCATATATTTACCCATCAGTGCAAAAAACATTACCAGTGCTTAGAAGTAATTTAAAAGCAATATTCAAATTATGAGAGATGTAAACAGCGCAATATTACAAGCTTACTACGAGATAGTAAATGGGTTGGATATTCCTGTTTATGAGGGTGAGGAACCCGATGACGTAAAGCATAAAATTTATTGTGTTATAAATGATGCAACATCAACAGAGACAAGTACAGCAAATACATCAGATGTAAATCTTACAATACAACTTAGCGTACATAGTTGGGAGTACAAATACAACAACAGCAAAACATTAAATACAGCGTGTGGGGCAATTATAAGCGCAATAAAGCCACAAGGGGTTGACAACATAGATTTATCAGCATATGGCTTACAAATGTGTAATTTGACATTACAAACAGACAGGACAGAAAGATTTGGTAATTTAGGTGGCAAAGTATTTATTTCAAGAATATTGATATTTAAACAAGATATTTTCGTAATTTCATAACAAATTAAAATTTAAATAAAATGGCAGAACACAAAGTAGCAGGTAGTACAATGTTATTATTCATTGATCCTGCAGGTGGTACAGATTATGATACTGTAGTTTGTTTGACTTCAGTAGGTAAATCTGATTCAGTAACTGTAGTTGATGCAGCTTCAGCATGTGGCCCTGATAAAAGTCCAGGCACATTAGAATTGTCTTATTCTTTTGAAGGACAGCATTTGCAAGATCCTGATAGTGGTAAAATAAGTGGTACATCATTACGTCAATTGTTAAGAAGTAAAACAACAATAGGCTGGAAGATTGCACCTGAGACACCAGTAACTGGTGATGAGGTTGAAAGTGGAACAGGATTTTTAAGTGAATTAAGTTCAACATATGCATTTGATTCGATCGGTACATTTACTGGTTCTATACAGCCACAAGGACCACCAACAATAACAGTAACAGCTTAATTAAGAACATAGGTTAATTTGATTGGCTTGTAATTAAGTCAATCAAATTAACTATTATCTAAAACAAACAAAAATGAAAATTAAACTAAACGGCAAAGAGTACGGAATTAAATTCAATCAATTAGCCATTGAGAAGCTTCACGAATTTAACGATGGTGAAACTACATCAGGATTTATGTATGCGATGGTGTACGGTGGTATGATTGGTTATAGCAGATTAAAACGTGAGGATATCGATTACACATGGGAGTTAGTATGTGAATGGGTTGATGAGATGGAAAATAAAAATGAGCAGATTCAAGCGGTTACTACATTGCTTAATGAGACAAAAGTATGGAATGACTTGATAAAGCAAGGTCAAGAGATAAGAGAGAATGATGAGAAAAAAAAAGCCATCGAGAGCAGTGCTACGACAACTTGAAGTTTGCTTTAGGTAAATTAGGATGGAGTGTAGATCAATATTATTGCTCAATGCCTCATGAGTTTTATGCAGCGTGTGAGGGATATCAAGAGAGGCAAAAGGAATCGGCTATGGTCATTCGTTTTGCCTCTTTTCGCTTAGCAGAAGCTATGGCAGGAAGTAAAGCAATAGGTAAGATTAATAAGTTTTGGCCAATGGAGGATGATGTTGAAAAAAGAGAAGTTGAACCGATGACGGCTGACAGATACAAAGCTATTTTAGAGCGACACAAATTAAAGATTAAATAATGGCAGAAGAGATAGAGATAATAGTCACAGCAACCGGATTTGATAAGGTAAGTAGTGGGCTTAAAAATACAACTGATGCATTAAAGACTACAGCAGCAGAAGCTACAAAGACTGGGAATGCTTTAAAGTCTAATTTAAACGCTGGTGCAAATTCTGCAGGACAATCAATACAAAATTTATCTAGAGTAGTACAGGATGCTCCATATGGATTTATAGGTATTGCAAATAACATCAATCCATTAGTAGAATCATTTGGTAGATTAAAAGCTGAGACAGGCAGTACAGGTGGTGCAATAAAAGCTTTAGTTGGTGGTTTAAGTGGTGCAGCAGGATTAGGTTTAGCATTTGGTGCAGTAACTTCAGCAATCACATTTGCACAAATTGGATTTCAAGCATGGAACAGTAATAGTAAAGAGGCTAGAGATAATTTTGATTTATTTAAAAAAGATTTAGAGGCATTAAAAAGAGAATTATATGCAGTTACTGATTCACTAACAAAGTTTATAGAAGAAACACAACAAGCACTTAAATTAAGTGACATAAATATTGTAGCTAGATTTGAGGATAAAACTGAGCAAAATGTATTACAAAGACAATCAAAATTTATATCAATATCTTATGATTTACAAGAAGCAACAGATGCAGTTGCAAAATCATGGCAAAATTATTTAGATGTTGTAGCTCAAAGTTTTAAAACTGAAGAAGATGCTACAAAAGCACAACAAGCAGCTATAGATGTTTATAATCAAGCATTAAAAAAACAAGATGAGTTAATAAATGCAAGAGAATTACAAGCTGCAACTAATAGGGCTGCAACCATAGAAGATGCAAGAGCAGCAGAACAAAAAAGAAAAGATGATGCAAAAAGATTAGCTGATCTTGATTCTATATCTAAAACATTAGCTAAATTAAGAGAAGATACAAGAGATCAAATAAGTTTAGGAGTTACTTTTAATGTATCAACATTACAAGATCAAGCAAAATTAGTTCAAGCAGCAATAACTAAATTAATAACAGTATTTAATGTAGATCCTAAAAATGCAATAATACTAAAATTAAAGGCTGATTTGTTTGAATTAAACATGCAAATTAAGAGAGAGAATTTAGTTTTACCTGTTAGTTTAAAATTAGAAAATCAAAAAGTAAAACCATTAGAAGATGCTAAATTAAAAGTTGGTTTAGAATTACCTGATTTGGCATCTGTAAGAGAAGGTGCAAAATTAGCAGAATTATTTAGTGGTTTACCTCCAGAATTTTTCAAGCCATTTAATAAAAAAACTTTACAAGGAATATCTGATCAATTTAGTAGCACATTTGAAACTATTGCTGAAGATGTGGCTATATTATTTGGTCAAACTTTAGGAGATGCTTTAACTGGTCAAGGCAATATTGGTAATTTCTTTCAAGGTATTTATAAATCATTAGGGGCAAATTTAGAGGAATTAGGAAAATATTTAGTAAAGACAGCAATCGAGATAGAATTTATTCAAAAAACATTATTTACAAATCCGTTTTTAGCTATTGCTGGTGGTATTGCATTAATAGCTATTGGTAGAGCTATTTCAAATTCAATGAATAGAAATGCTTTTGCAGTTGGTACACGTAACGCACCAGGTGGTATGGCATTAGTTGGTGAGCGTGGTCCCGAAATGATAAGCTTACCTAGAGGTAGTCAAGTTTTACCTGCAGCGCAGACGGCAAACATGTTAGGAGGTCTTGGTGGAGCTGTTGAGATTTATGGCATTTTAAGAGGTCAGGATATTTATTTTAGCAACAAAAAATATAGTGCTACTTATGCACGAACAACATAATGGGATTAAAATATACAGGCTCATTTGATTCAATAAGAAATGGTAATAGTAGATACATTGTAAATATCTATCAAGAAAGTTATACTGGTGATCCTATTAATATTATTTTAGGTGCAACACCGGTGATTCACGAATGGCAAGAAGATGATCCATTAGCACCAATAAAAGGAAGCACATTAACAATTAATCTTACTACAGCAGGTGG